CCACCAAGAGCCCGAAGAAGTAGTGTTAAATGAAGAAGTAACCCCAGTAGAGGAGAAACCAGAAATGTCCGAAATCAACGAAACCGCAGTCGAGGCAACCATCCCTACTGCACCAATTTACGCACAGGCTAAGCGCAAGTTTGATTTGCCAACACCAGGCGAATACCTCGCAGCAATGCACATCGGCGGAGAAACATTCCGCAACGTTGCAGCAGCCGCACGCGAGTTCGCATTGTCAAAGCAATCAGCACTTCAAGCAGCTGCAGGCGATGTGCTCACAACCGATACACCTGGTCTTTTGCCAGTACCAGTCCTTGGGCCAGTATTTGAGGACTTGAACTACATCCGTCCAGTAGTAACGGCAGTAGGCGCTCGCGCGATGCCAGACGGCGGACAATCAAAGACATGGATCCGCCCAACTTGGACGACCCACACGTCGGTAGGTTCACAGTCACCTGAACTTTCAGGAGTGTCAGCAACTACCCCAGTAATCGCATCAAACGTTGTTAGCAAAACCACACTTGCAGGTCAGGTCACTTTGTCGGTACAAGACATCGACTTCACTTCACCTGCGGCAATGGAAATCATTTTGCGAGACCTCGCAGGCCAGTACATGATTCAATCGGATGCAGTCGCATGTAACGCAATTCTTGCTGGCGACACAGCATCAGGTTCAACTTGGACAGTAACCGCAAACGATCCAACCAGTTTGATCGCAGCGCTTTACGATGCAGCAACCGACATCCTGCAAGCAACCAACTTCCTGCCTGACCACATTTTCGTCAGTTCCGATGTCTGGAAAAAACTGGGCAGCCAGTTGGACGCAGACAAGCGACCTATTTTCCCGTATGCCGGCGCTGCTGGATTGATGGGCGTTAACGGATTGGGCACAGCAAACGTGACACAAATGAACACGTTTAATCCATTGGGATTGAACCTAGTTGTGGATCGTGCGTTTAGCGAAAACACGATGGTCGTTGCTCGAGGCGCTGCAATTGAGTTCTACGAGCAAGTGCGTGGAATCATGTCGGTAGAAGTACCTGCAACCTTGGGTCGCACATTCTCCTACTACGGTTACGTCTCAACCTTTATCGCAGACGGCGATCAGGTTAAGTCAATCGCAATCGCTTAGTCGAGAGCGGAATAACCGCTCATGGCTACATACACAGTTACCAACAAGTATCTGATTGATGACTTCGCCGTACTGCAACTCCTGACCCCCAGCGAGATTGCAGTCGGCCAGTCAATCACGGTCGCAGGCGTTGACGCCACATTTAACGGCACTTACTCTGTGCGCGCATTGCCACAATATTTGTTTATTGGCGTTGATACCGAAGGCGATCTGCTCTACGACTATCAGATGCCAATTGCCGATCAGGTGCTCTATGTTAAAGTTGCCGACAATGTTGAGCGCACCGCAGCGTCTGGAACCGTGTCCTACGACCCTGTGTGCACGTGGGTATCAACCAGCCAAGTCGCAACATACTTGGGAATAAACATTCCAAACCCATCGGACGACTTCACATTGCTCACGCAATCGGTGTCAGCAGGTAACCAGTTCTGTTATCGCAGGCGTCAGGAATCGGGCTATATAGACTCCCTAACGACCTCGCCAGGCGGTGACGCAACATTAGGCACTTTGATGTATTGCGCCGCTTTGTGGCGTTCTAGGGGCTCAATAGAGGCAACGTACGCCACGTTTGACGGCATGGGTTCAGCACCACAGCAAAGCCTGACCCCGATCGTCAAGCAGCTGCTTGGCATCCCCCGTCCAGCGGTTGCCTAATGTCTTACACCGACCTGTTCAACGAAGCGATTGATGACGTCACCGCAACGCTGACCGCGGTCTCTGGTCTGCGCGTTGTAAACGACCCAACCAAACTTGCACCTAATTGCGTGTATTTGGATGCACCAAACTTTACAACTATTGCAGGCAACGGCAACGTGGTGCGCCTCGAGTTCCCAGTCAAGGTGATCGGCTCGGGCCCAGCAGGTCTGCCGGTATTGCGTCAGATTCTTAGCATTGTTGCAACCGTACTTGGGTCAAAGATCATCGTTATGGGTGGCCGTCCGTCAAGCCTTGAGATTGGTGGCGCGTTGTATCCGTGCTATGACCTTGATTGCGCTATCCAAGCCCAGACTTCGTAATCCACAACTAAGCAACACAAATCATCTACTATCAGAACATAACCTAAGGAGCATTTATGGCCAGTAGCACTTACCTCTCGAACCCAGTCCTCACTATCGGCGGCGTTGATTTGACCGACATGTGCAGCGCAGCAACATTGACCTATTTGGTTGAAGCGCTTGAAGACACCGCGTTCGGCACAAACTCGCGCACCTACACCGCAGGTCTTGTCAACAACGAAGTGACCTTGACGATGTATGCCAGTTTTGCCGCCACAGAAACTTACGCAACGCTTTTCCCACTTATCGGCACAAAAACGATTGTCACACTTAAGCCAACATCGGCTGCCGATTCAGCAACCAACCCAAGATTTATTTTGACCGATTGCTACCTTGAATCATTGCCAGTCATCAACGCGTCTTTGGGTGAGTTGTCAACTTATGACATCACATTCATGGGTGGCGCGCTGACATTGGATACCACTAACCCGTAATCACGGCTCCAAGCCGACATAGGAGAAACAATGAAGATCAAGTTGCAGTTAAAGCGCACGCCCGACAGCGCACCCGAGTATTACTACACAAACCTGTTTGTAGTGACGGAATGGGAACGACTCGAGCGCCGCAACATTCAACAGCTCTCCGCAAACCCGTTGTATTCGGATTACGCCTGTTGGATGCACACGATCTTGAAAATTAAAGGTGAGCAAGTTGGTGACAACTGGCGTGAATGGCTTAGCAAAAACCCTGACATCGACATTCTGCCGGTACTGGACGAGACAGACCCAAACCCTACGGACGCGGCACCTACCGCCGCCAACTAGCAGAGATTTTAGTCGCGGTCGGTTGGTGGCCTAGCGACATTGTGTTTGACGCTCGAGATATGGCAACGGTCATTAAAGTGCTTAACGAGGCAAACAAAAAAAGGAAATAACGTGGCGGAAGTATCGGCAAAGATTGAGGTCGTAGGGCTTAAGGATGCCTTGAAGACCCTTAACAAGATTGACAAATCTTTACGCCGAGAAATCACCAAGGACTACAAGAAGATCGTCCAGCCTGTTATTGACGATGCGAACAAACTTGTGCCTACTGGCGTTCCGTTGTCTGGTATGGCGCGCAATTGGCAAACCAAGTCTGGGTTCCAGATTTTGCCGTGGATACCTGGCATGAAGCAAAAGATCGCTGCCAAGATCAATACTCGAGCGATTAAGGAATACAGCGGAAACAAAACCAATGTTGGCACGTTTGCCATTCAATGGAAAGGCGCGACTGGCACAATGTTTGACACGTCCATGTCTGGGTCTTTAGGGCGCGCGCTAACTGCACGCTATGGCAGTCGTTCGCGAGTAATGTGGAAAGCGTACGAGCAACGCCAAAATGATGTCATGTCCGAGATGGAGCAATTGGTCAAGCGCGTCATGGAAGAAGCGAACAGAGAGACCGCATAATGGCAATCAATATCCCGATCATTTCAGAGTTTGACGGCACAGGTATTAAGAAGGCTATTAAGCAATTTAAGCAACTTGAGACCACAGGGGAAAAAGCCCAGTTTGCAATTAAGAAGGCTGCAATACCGGCAGCTGCGGCGCTCGGCGGATTGGCATTGGCGCTTGGTGACGCGACCAAGGCTGCGATGGAAGATCAGCAGGAACAGGCGGCGCTTGCGTTAACGCTTAACAATGTGACGGGCGCAAGCAAAGCCCAGACCGCACAGGTTGAGGAACAGATCAGCGCAATGTCTCGAGCGTCTGGCGTTGCTGACACCGAGTATCGCTTGGCATTAGAAGCACTTGTGCGCGGTACAAAAGATGTGGACATGGCCATGCGCGACATGAACCTCGTCATGGACATCAGCACCGCCACAGGCACCAGTAGCGCCACCGTTGCAGACGCGCTCGCCAAGGCATACCAAGGCAACTTTAAGGCGTTGCGATCGTTAAGCCCAGAAATGGCAACGATGATTAAAGAAGGCGCCAGCCTTAACGAAATCATGGACGTGCTTGGCGGAACCTTTGGCGGTGCTACCGCTGCAAGCGCAGAAACCGCAGCAGGCAAAATGAAAATCTTGTCTAACTCCATCGGCGAAACCAAAGAGTCAATTGGCGCTGCGCTCTTGCCAGTAGTCGAGGCCGTGCTCCCGATCTTAAATAAGTTCGCAATGTGGGCACAAGACAACCCACAAGCGTTCCTAGCAATTGCTGGCGCTATCGCCGCCGTAGCCGCCGCAATCGTGGTCACCAACATTGCTATGGCGCTGAACCCGTTTGCTCTGATCGCTGCCGGCATTGCATTACTTGTCGTTGGCTTGGTTGCCGCGTACAACAAGTTTGAGTGGTTCCGTGACGGCATCAACGCAATTGTCAACACCGTGATCGGGTTCTTTGCTGGCATGGTTAACGCTGCGATTGGCGCGGTCAACGCAATCATTAGCGCGTACAACTCAATTCCGTTGTTGCCAGATATTCCAAAAGCCCCAACAATGCCAGTACCACAGTTGGGCGCGACAGGGCCAGCGACACAGGTTCCGCGCAAGATTCCGCGCATGGCCGAAGGTGGCATCGTGTCAAGTCCTACGCTTGCCCTTATTGGCGAAGCAGGCCCAGAAGCAGTCGTGCCATTAGACCGCATGCAAACAGGTGGCGGAATAACAATTAACGTCACAGGCGGACTTGCCACAAGCGCCGAGATCGGTGAAAGTGTTGTTAACGCCTTGCGCGCCTATTCGCGTTCCGCTGGGCCGTTGCAGTTACAGGTGGCGTAATGCCAGGCGTATCGGTTGTTGATTCAGGCAACTATGACCTACAGATCGCCACAGGGTTTCAGGTTGACGCGTTCGTCTTAGACGACCCGCTTAAGGGCGTACTAAACAACACCGAGTATGTGCTGGACGGTACAACAGAGTTTGCCAATGTGATGGACTCGACGGTCAGCGTTAACGTGCGGCGCGGTCGCCGTGACGTGGGCGATCAGTTCAGCGCTGGCACAATGACATTTACCATCCAAGACGTGGACGGCATCTTCAATCCGTTTGACCAAAACAGCCCGTACTACGACACACCACAAGCAAAGCCAGGGCTTGCCCCATTGCGCGAAGTACGACTAATCCGTTACAGCTCAACCAATGTTCCCGAATCATTGTTTAGCGGTTATGTCGTCAACTATGACTACAACTTCGCGCTCGGCGGTTTAGACACCGTAACCGTGTATTGCGCTGACCAGTTCTACCTACTCGCACAAACATTCCTAGACGAGTTAAACGTCACCCCAGAGACATCAGGCGAACGCATAGAAACCGTCCTAGACCTACCAGAGGTTGACTTTCCAGCAGGCGCTCGAAGCATCGCAACAGGCACAGTCAACCTAGGCCACGACAGCGACTACACCGTGCCGGCAGGAACAAACGTGTTGCAATACATCACTCAGATCAACGAGACCGCCGAGTTTGGGCGTGTGTTTATGTCAAGAGCTGGCGTGTTTACTTTCCAAAACCGTATCGGTAACACGTTAAGCGCGCCTGTCGCAGCGTTCCATGATGACGGCACAAACTTTAAGTATGACGGGGTGGGCATTTCGTTTGAGGCTGACTCGGTAATCAACCGCGCGGTCGTAACAGGGTTAGACGGCAAAACCGCTACCGCTATTGATGCAGGGTCTATCGCAACTTATTTTATTCAGACAACAAGCATCACAAACAGCCTGCTACATGTGCAGGGAGAAATTGACACCGCAGCGTCCTACCTGCTTAACCCAGAGCCCGAACCGCGCTACACGTCCGTGGCAACCAAGTATCTGATGCTGACCACAGCCCAAAAGGACATTTTGGCAACCGTGGACATTGGAGACACAATCAGCGTAGAAAAGACGTTTTTTAGCGGTACTGGCACAACCCAATTGGCTCAAGAGCTGTCAGTTGAAGGCATCGAGCATCGACTGGATTTCAGCACAGGCCACAGCGTCCTGTACAGCACCGCGCCAACCACGATCGTGTACGAGTTGATATTGGATGATCTGATCTATGGCGTACTTGACGCCGAAAATGTCTTAGGATAGGAGCACTTATGGGAGCCAACGCACAAACCGCAGTACCAGCTTTCGTTGCTGGGGAAATATTGACAGCTGCCGAAATGAGCCAGGTAAATACTGGCATTCCAGTCTTTGCAACCACGACAACTCGTGATGCAGCTTTTGGTGGCACAGGTGAAAAGACGCTTGCCGAGGGGCAGTACGCGTACATCGAAGCAACCAACAGCACACAATTTTATGACGGTAGTTCGTGGCAGTCGGTTGGCGTTTCGCCGGGCCTTGTATTGGTTAGCACTACACCCGTGTCGGGAACGAGTTTTAGCGTGAACAATTGTTTTAGCGCGACCTACAAAAATTACAGAATTATCTACGATTTTACGGTGGCCGATCAAAACATGGTTTTTAGGTTGCGTGTTGGCGGTGCAGATAACAGCACATCAAACTATGACCGTGTGCGTTTAATTGCTTCCGGCTCATCCGCAGGTGTTGCAACAACTAGCGCGGCTACAAGTTGGACTGATTATCTAGGTAGTGACGGCGCGTCATTTTGGATTATGGATATCACAAATCCCTTTGAAACGGCAAAAACTAGCGCATTTTTAGCCAATGGATACAACGCAGCCGCCTCAACAATTTTGGCTTTAGGTTCACTACAACAACGCCAAGCAACATCTTTCGATGGCTTCACTATTTCAGGCGGTAATACAATGACAGGCACTTGCTACGTCTACGGATATTCTTTGGCATGACCACAAAAACAGAACACGACGCTATAACTGGCGAAACCGTAGTGCGCGACATGACAACCGAAGAACTTAAATTAGCCAAACTTGACAAAGCCGAAGAAGCCGCATATCTAAAAGCCGAAGCCGACAAAGCACAAGCAAAAGCCGATGTGCTAGCCAAACTTGGGCTTACTGCCGACGAAGTAGCCGCCTTACTGTCGTAATGCGATGGCGTCCGATTATTGGTTACGCGCTACTTGTCGTAGTTGTTGCGTGGGCGGTTTCTAGTTGTGGTTATGACGGGTCATATCGTTACCCATGCCAAGACCCAGCCAACTGGAAAGCACCAGAATGCGAACCACCGCTTTGCAACCCGTCTGGAACCTGCACAAAAGATCTGATTTATGAGACAACGCCTTAAACCAGAAGAACTGCACGCTCGACTAATCGTTGTTGTTGGCATCATCCTTGCCAGCGTGTTTGCAATTACCGTGCTTGGATTTGTGTACGCACTTATGTTCGTCACCCAGCCGATTGGTCATCAAAGCCCCAATGACTCTGCATTTATAGACCTGTTATCCACGTTAACCGTGTTCATGACTGGCACGTTGTCAGGCTTAGTTGCCTCAAATGGGTTAAAGTCAAAAGCAAAAGAAGGAGCCAAAGATGTTGAAGGATAAAGACAAAGCCATGCTTGCCTCTTACGGTCGCTCAATGCTCGCTGCCGTTGTCGCGTTAGCAGTCACAGGCAACACCGACCCATCCGCATTGTTAGCAGCTGCAATCGGCGCGGTCTGCCCAACAGCGTTGCGCTACTTCAACCCTAAAGACATAAAGTTCGGTCGTGGCAACAGCCAAAACTAACCCTAACTCACGGCCATACATCGGCAATAGTGACGGCCCATCAGCAGGCCCACGTGCCGGCATGAACGAGTTTATTAAACAGGTCATTCATCATTCTGGTGGTGCGCTTTGGAACAACGGGTCGTACGGTCAGCGCGACATGAAAGGCAAGCCAGGCAGTCTGTCGGTGCATGCAACTGGTCGCGCGGTGGACATGTCGTATCGAGGGAGTGCACGTCATCCGCAAGCATCACGCAAATCAGCATTGCCGTTTGTTGAAAAGTTGGTTGCCAACGCAAACGAGTTAGGCATCCAGATGGTGATTGATTATTTCCCATCGCCGTACGGTCGCGCATGGAAATGTGACAGACAGGCTTGGAGCAAATACAGCAAGCCAACAGTCTCGGGAGCGCCCTCGGGCGACTGGTTCCACCTCGAGATTTCACCACAGGCCGCGGACTCGGTGATCTTCGTTAAAGCCGCATTCTTAAAGGTGTTTGGGGAAATCCCACCTAAAGCTTGATCTATGTTCTAGGGTCGGAGTACCGACAAAAGGACAGGCAATGACTGAACCGCAGATCGTTGATTACAGCGTCTATACAGGAGTGATGGACAA